GATTACCACTGACATGTGGGCCGGATGCAATCACCCGGTTGACGCCGACGGGCTGCGTGGGCAGACATGCTACGGGGCGTTCGATTTGTCGAGCACGACGGATATGAGCGCGTGGGTATTGTGCTTCCCGCCCGCCGCCGAAAGCGAACGATACCGGTTCCTGTATCGGTTTTTTGTGCCGTCGGATGACTTGAATCAGCGGTATCCGAACCGCGAAGTGCTAAAAAATATAAAGACGTGGATACGGCAGGGGTTCATCACGGCGACTCCTGGGAACGTGATTGACTATGATTTCATCCGGGCTCAGATCGTTGAGGACGCCGCGATGTATGACATAGCCCAGATACCGTATGATCCGTACAACGCCTCGCAGCTGGTGAACGACCTCATGAAAGAGGGGTTGGAACTGTCTGAATTCCGTCAGGGATTTTTGACGATGTCTCCGGCGGCGAAAGATTTTGAAACTAAGGTACTTCAGGGGATGCTCGCCCATGCGAACAACCCGGTAATGAACTGGATGGTATCGTGCACGGACATCGTGAGCGATCCGGCGGGAAACATCAAGCCGGTGAAGCCGGACCGGGGCAAGTCGCACAAACGAATTGACGGCGTCGTGGCGTCCATCATGGCGTTGAACGCGGCGGTGCGGAACGCCGGAAACGACGGCGGCGTGGGCATGGAGATATGGGGATGAAAATACTTGACCGGCTGCGCAATGCATATCGAATGCCGAGCATCGGAAACAGCGATGCATACGATCCGTTCCCGATTCTGACTGCGTTGTTTGCGAGCGCGAATTCAAAGGCCGGGGCAACGGTAAATTGGCGCACGGCGTTGGAGGCGGTGACATCGTTTGCGTGTGCGCGGCTCATCGCCCAGGGGATAGCACAGGTGCCGTTCAAGCTCATGCAATATGACGGCATAAACCGGCGGCCGCTGGTGAAGGACCCGCTCTATTACCTGATGCACGATGCGCCGAACGCATGGATGACCAGCTTCGAGCTGCGCGAAACAATGGGCCTGCACCTCGTGTTCTGTGGCGGGTTTTTCGCGTTCATAAACCGGGTCGGCGGGCGGATAATTGAACTGCTCCCGTATGAGCCTCAGATGGTCACGGTCATACGGGACGGTTGGCAACTGGAATATGAGGTACAGCTTGAGAACGGCAATGCGCAACGCATTCCGGCGGCGAGCATGTGGCACGTCCGCGGGCCGTCGTGGAACACATGGATGGGCCTCGACGGTGTACGGCTGGCGCGTGAAGCCATTGGACTCGCTATAGCAACCGAGGAACACGGGAGCTTGCAGTTCAAAAACGGGTCAGTGACGTCGGGTATACTTTCGACCGAGGCGATGCTTGATCCGAAAAAATCAAAGGAACTGCGGGAATCGTGGGAAGCTCGGACGGCTAACGGCAAGCGGTTCAGCACCGGCATCCTGTGGGGCGGCCTAAAATGGCAACCGACAACGACGCCGAATGACGAAGCGCAGTATATTGAAACGCGAAAGTTTCAGGTCGAGGAGGTGTGCCGGGCGTTCGGCGTTGACCCCGTGATGGTCGGGTACAGCGATAAAGCGAGCACGTATGCGAGCGTCGAGCAAAAGTACATCGGCCACGTTGTGAACACCCTGCAACCGTGGGGCACCCGCATCGAACAAAGCGCGAACCGGCAGTTGCTTACTGAATCGCAACGGGCGGCGGGTAATTATTTCACGTTCGTTTTCAACGGTCTGATGCGCGGAGCTGCGAAAGAGCGGGCTGAATATTATGCGAAAGCGCTCGGTTCCGGTGGTGCTCCGGCGTGGATGACCCAGGATGAGGTCCGCGAGCTTGAGGACATGAACCCAATGGGAGGCAACGCGGCGACGTTGCGGGAACCCAGTAATGTAGCGCCCACCGGGGGAGAGTCAGGCGGGCAGTCAGGAGCGAACGATGAAATTCGATAAGAACGGTATGCCGACAATTGTGGCGAAGTACCTTGACCGCATGGGCGATGATCGGCGGTATGAGGTTCAGGACGCGGACAACGATGAAGCAACGATATACCTCTACGACGTGATCGGCGACTATTGGGGCGACGGTGTGAGCGCGAAACAGTTTGCCGCCGACCTGTCTGAAATCACGGCTGGCACGATTCACTTGCGGATCAACAGCCCCGGCGGTGATGTGTTCGACGCCCGAGCGATGCAGACGGCACTCAGACAGCACCCGGCCCATGTGGTAGCGCATATTGACGGATTAGCGGCAAGCGCGGCAACGTATGTGATGCTCGGCGCGGATGAAGTCGAGGCGGTCGAGGGTGCCATGTTCATGATTCACAACGCCTGGGCGCTTGTGATCGGTAATAAAAACGACATGCGAAAAATGGCCGAAACGCTTGACCGCATAGATGAAGGGATCGCCGCCGACTACGTAGCGAAAACAGGCGTGAGCACCGAACGGGTGCGCATGTGGATGGACGCCGAGACTGATTTCACCGCGGCCGAGGCGCTTGAGAATGGGTTCATTGATCGAATATACACGCCGGAAAAGGCAACGAAACGGGATGCTGAGAAGGCCCTGCGGGACGCGGGATTCAGCGCATCCCAAGCAAAGAGAATCCTGTCCGACGGATTCACCGCCGCCGACACGCGGGACGCTGAGAGCGACCGGACCCCGGAACAGGAAACACATTCACACACCGCGCCTGACGCCGCCGGACATGCGGCGGCTATGGATGCACTGCGGCGCAACATCGAACGTATGAAAAATGAGGGATGAAAATGGACGAGATCAAACAGCTTATCGAACAGCAGGGACGCGCCTTTGAAGAGTTCAAAAAGGCGAATGACGCGCGGCTTGCCGCTATCGAGGCGACCGGCCACGCCCCTGCCGATGTGGAAGCGAAGGTTGACGCGATCAACGCGGAGATTTCGCGGCTGTCGAAAGACATCGCCGCCGCTCAGCGCCCGGCTGTCGGCGCCACCGATACCAACGCCGAACAGGATGAAATGAAGCAGGCGTTTTTCGCCCGTGGCGGGTTCCTTCGCTCCGGCAACGATGCGGATGTGAAGCGCATTCAGGATACGATGCGCTCCAGTTCGGACCCTGACGGCGGGTATCTGCTCCCCGACGCGACAGTGGGGGCGATAGAGCGGGTGGCCCTGAACAACAATGCCATGCGGCAGCTCGCAACCGTGACGCCTATCGGCGGCGGCGGGTGGCGTGAGCCGGTGGTTACATCCGGGGCGTCCTCCGGGTTCACCGGGGAAACGGGATCGCGGTCGGCTTCAACGACTCCGACAATATCCGAGGTGAAGATCGAGGACGGCGAGTGCTACACGCTGCTCCCGGCGTACACGCGGATGCTCGAGGACAGTTCCGTTGACCTCGAAGCGTGGCTCATCGAGGAAGCCGGATACAGTTTCGCCGATACCGAGGGCGCGGCTTTCGTGACCGGCACCGGAGTCAACGGCCCGCGCGGTATCGCCGGGTATTCGTTCGTTGCGAACGCCTCGTATGCGTGGGGCAAGGTCGGTTACACCGCATCCGGTAAGGCCGGTGCGCTTGCCGACACGAACCCCGCCGACTACCTGATCGACATGCAACACACGCTCAAGGCGAAATACCGGCAAAACGGTACGTGGCTCATGGCCGACGCGACGCTCGCGGCGATCCGCAAGATACAGGACGGCATGGGACAGTACCTCTGGCAGCCGGGCCTCCAGCTTGGCGCGCCTGACATGCTGCTCGGAAAGCCGGTTCTGACGGATGACAACGTCGCGGCCCTCGCTTCCGACAGCTACAGCATCTTTTTCGCCGATTTCAAGCGGGCGTACCGGATCGTTGACCGGCGCGGTATCACCATTCTCCGCGATCCCTACACCACAAAGGGGCTCGTGAACTTCTACCTCACCCGTCGGGTCGGCGGCGCGATCAAGAATTTCGAGGCCATCAAGGCCATGAAGTTCTCGGCGTAGTCTCTGGCGTGAATGAACAGGCCGGGCCGAAAGGTCCGGCCACACAATGAAAACCGAAACACGGAGTACAAGAATATGCGAGACCTCCACAATAACATTGATGTGCGGCCCGCCATCAATCCTTACGATCACGCCACCGGTGACGCGGTGGTGACGACCGAGGGCGTTGACCTCCAGGGATACGGCTCGGTTGAGCTGGCCATTCAGTACGGCAGCATTGCCGATACGGATGTGACGTTCGCAACGGTGCTGTATGAGGCCGATGAATCCGATTTTACGGATGAAGCGGCGGTGGCGGATGTCAATCTGCTCGGCACAGAGGCCTTGGCGACGCCTCTGTTCAGCGATGACAACGAAGTGTTCAAGCTCGGTTACACCGGAAGCTGCCGGTACCTCCGGGCAAAGATCACTCCTGCGAACAACACCGGTGCGATTCTCATGGCCGGTATCTGGATTCTCGGACATCCCGAGATTGCGGCGACGCCGAACCCGCCCGAGAACCCGACCGCGCCGAGTTGATGAATTGACGTGCTAACCGTGGGGCGGTCGCGTTGACCGGGCCGCCCCAAAACAAGAGGTAGTAACATGGTATATGAACTTACACTCAAGACAAAAACCGGCACAACGACGGTGCGCAAGATTCTGCGCGGCACCATGACGCCCGATGAGTATGCGCGGCTGAGTGCTGCGTACAAGGGGCGGCTGATGAGCTACAGCGTGATCAGCGACATACCGCCCGTTGTGAAACCGGCTGCGGTCAAGAAAGGAAAGAAACGATGAAAACAGTATGGAAGCTCGCCTTGCTCGTGACGCTAATCGTGGCGTTCGCCGGGCTTGCGTGGGCGCAGTCTCAGGGCTACATCGTGTTCGGCCAGGGCCGCAAGACGATGACCGTGAAAAGCGGCGGCCTGATTGACGTTGACAGCGGCGGCGAGATCGAAATATCGGCCGGTGCGTTGCTTGACCTCTCGGGCGGTATGACGACTCCCGCGGCGATCACAAGCGCGTATGATTCGCTCACGGTGGCCGAATCCGGGCGTACAATAGTTGGGCGGCCCTTGGCGGCGAAAACGAACTTCATACTTCCCCCGGCTGCTGCTGGCTTGAAATTTACATTTTATATCGCTGATGCTGATTCCGGGAGAATCTGTTGCGCCTCAGGGGATTCGTTGATCGCCGCCGATGGAAGTGCGTCGGTGGTGATCGGAACAGTCGCGGGGACCGCAACATTCATTGCGCCCGATGCGGTGCGATGGTTCATCACCGCGCCGACCGGCACGTGGACAGCGAGCGAAACCTGACGGAAAGCGAGGCGGCGGCATGAGATCGTACAGGGAGCCGGGGATCACGTACATCGGGTTGTCGTCTGAAACAAAACCGACAACCGGTATCATCCCCGGCACAAAGTTCATCGAGAGCAACACGGGTCAAAAGTGGATATACGACGGCACGAATTGGGTCGAGGACCTGACCCTGATATATGCGCTTTCACAGGTCATCACATAAAGGAGTGAATTATGATCATCGAGGGAAAAGTCGGTAGCATTTCCGCTGCCGCCGGGACACAGAACCCGCTCCGTACACATACCGACGGATCGCTTGCAGTCATCAATGCGGGCGGACGCTTGGCTGAGGCTGCGTTGGCCGGACGCCTGTTCTCTGTCGCGAACCAGACGAACGTCACGACAACCGCCGCACTGGCTACCACATGGACCGGCCTCGGCGTTGGGAATCCGGCGACCAGCGGCAAGAATTTCGTATTTCACGAGTTTGGCTGGGCGCAGGAAGTTGTGATGAATACCGAGGGCGTGATCGGCCTCATGGCGGCCACGGTCGGCGATATGGCGCAGGCAATCGTGCCGAGATGCGCGAAGTACGGCGCCGCGACAACCGTTGCTCTTACGGACAACGGTGCCACTATCGGCACCCCGATCCTGCTCCGCGTGTGCGGCAGCTCGATGGAGGGCGCGATCTCCACGGTTCCGAGTCTCGGGCCGAACATCTACAACATTGACGGAAGCATTGTGATCCCGCCGGGATACGCTCTGCTCACCTACACGTTCGCAATCCAGACGGCTTCGATCCAGTTTCATTTTGTATGGGAAGAGGTTGACGTCTGACGGTAACGGATGGGGCGGTCTGTATGGCCGCCCCTCCACTAATCCACCGGAGAATACGCTATGCGCATGGTGCTGAAAACCGCCCCGACAATCGAGCCGGTGACGCTTGCGGAAGTCAAGGTACAATGCCGGATTGACTCCGGGACGCTGTCGGACAACGTGTCCTCGACGCAGTGCATCGCACCGGGTGCGCACGTTATCGCGGCGTCATATTCGCTCATTGGCACCGGCGTTGACGTTCAGGGTTACGGTGCGCTGGTGATGCTCGAATCCGGCACGAACGGCACCGGCGGGACGGTGCTCGCGAAAATACAGGACTCAGACGACAACATATCATACACTGATTGGACCGGCGGGGCGTTCACGTTGGTAACTGAATCGAACGACAACGCCACGCAAGAGATACAGTATACCGGACTGAAACGGTATATCCGCGTTGTCGTGACCGTGGCAACTGCGTCATGCGATTTCGGCGTATCAGTGGTGAAACAGGCGGCGACAAGCACCGAGGATACATTCCTGACGAACCTTATTGCCGCCGCGCGACGGCGCGTTGAGGACTACCTGAGCCGTGCGCTCATCACGCAGACGTGGTATTTCTACTATGACTCATGGCCCACGGTGGACTATATCGAGTTGGGCATGGGGACGTTGCAAACTATTACATCGGTGATCTATACCAATTCGGCGGGCGACGCTACGACGCTGAGTTCAACAACGGAGTATGAAGCCGATACGTCAAGTATTCCGGGCAGGGTTGTCTTGCGATATGGGCAAGTGTGGCCGGGCGGCGTGGCACTCAAGACGGTGAACCCGATAGTTGCCGAGGCGGTTGTCGGATACGGCGCGACGGCGGCAAGCGTCCCGGAGAACGTCCGGCAGGCACTGCTGATATTGATCCATGACATGTATGAGCATCGCGGGGACATCACGGACAAGGCCGCGCCGAGTATCGGCTGGCTCGATGCCCTGCTTGCTCCTGAAAGGATATGGCGCGTATGAACGCCGGGACACTGCGGCACCGGGTAACGATTCAGCGGAAAACTGTCACTCGCGATTCATTCGGCGGTGAGACGGTAGCGTGGACGGATGTCGCCACGGTGTGGGCGATGGTCAAGCCGATTGGCGGGCGTGAGTATTACGGCGC